ATGCGGTAGCTCAAAGATATATATGGAATACACAGCTTGAGCTAGAATTGGAGCAAAAATGAGTGTAAAAGCTTGGAATGACGAACAAGAAGCAGAATTAATTAAATTATATACAGAAGATGAACAAAAAGACGTTCATGAATTAGCTAATCACTTCTCAAAAGGTTATAGAAGTGTTATAAGTAAGTTAGTTCAACTTAAAATTTATGAGAAACCAGAAATCGAAGAAGATGATAAGTCTCTTACAGTTAAAGTTATGTTAAGAGAACTTGAAGAAATTCTTAATATCGAGGTTGATGGTGTTAATCTTAATAAAAAAGAAAATCTTTATAAATTAGTAAACGCAATCAAACAAAAGGTTAAATGATGGCCTCAAAAAAGAAAAATAAACTTAATAAAGTGCATATGGTTCCAGAAGGTGAGAGCCGTAATAGTGCTTCATATCACTTTATTCATGCAAAAACTTTAAGTCAACTTAGGGATGGTAAAAAATTACGTATTCGTAGATACCACCCTGGTTTAAGACAACACGTCTGGTTTGTAGAAACTAGGATGCCTCCTCACTCTAAATAGGTAATATATAATGACTGAAAGACACGAAGAATATATGAAACGTAGAATTAAAGAAGAGCAACGTAACAAAATTTATGAGTCTCCTGATAAAGGTAAAACCGTATACGAACGTGATTTTGGTAGTACAAGACGTAATAAAATTAAGGATTGGGTCGATAGCTTTGTAGAAGATGCAGGTAGTGTTGACTTTGAGTACACAGATTCAGGTGCTCTTGAAATTAAAATACCTGAAACACCAAAATATAAATATAATGAAGATAAGCTAATCAAAGAATTTAAAGATTATATTGACGCAACCTATAGCCAACACTACTCACGTGATAAGTTTCAAGCCACTGAGTTTATTATGGACGGCGGGCATGGAACTGGATTCTGTATTGGTAATGTGTTAAAATACGCACAAAGATATGGTAAAAAGGGTACACAAGACGACGCTCGTAAAGATATACTGAAAGTTCTTCATTATGCGTTACTTCAGCTTTACGTGCATGATATAGAAAATGAATAATAAAATACTTTTTAAGTTAGAAGAGATGTTTCATACATCTCCACAACTTTTGAGAAACGATGAAAAACTACGACAAGCAATTCAAGGTATATTTAATATTAGTATTGATAATGTAAAATTTACCAATGTAGGCGAATTAGTTGATAGAATTGATGAAGAAGTTTTACATAAGTATTTTAGTGAAATTTGGCAACCAAAAACAAAGTCCTTTAAATATTCTGGATTATCGATTATAAATGAAGTAAATAACTTAAACCCACGTGCTGTGTTAGATGTAGGTTGTGGCTACAATGAATTTAAAAGTAAGATTCATAATCTTACTGGAGTAGATCCTTATAATAAGTGTGCAGATATTTCAACTTCTATTTTAAACTATGTCACTGATGAAAAGTATGATGCTATTATAGCTTTTGGAAGTATTAATTTTGGTTCTACAGATAAAGTTTTTTCTGAATTAGAAAAAGCTGTATCTCTTACGGCAAAAAATGGTAAGTTATTTTTCAGAGTAAATCCAGGATTACCTCATGATCCTCCAGAATCTAAATGGATTTCATTTTATCCGTGGTCAACAAACTTTATAGTGAATTGTGCTGATTATTTTGGGGTTGACATTCTCGATATAAAAAGTGATAATAATGGCAGACTTTACTTCGTTTGGTCAAAACCTTTCGATTAATATATAGTTTAACAACGCTCTATTAGAAGTTCGTTAAACTTTTCAAATCCGTGCTCTTCAGGGCATGGATTTTTTTATGGGCTAAATTATGTTACCAGCTATGATATTTTTTACAGGCGTGCCAGGATCTCGTTGGAGTGGTATTGCTCAAGAAATTAAACAAAATCCTAGTTATAACAAAACAGATCGAACTCCAAATCGCAAATACTTTCATAGTGAATATAGTGGTCACTTTGATGCTTATTTTGGAACAGGAATGGAGTTTAATTGTAACTTAGATCAGGCAAATCTAAATAGACCCTTTAGTGATTGGAGCACCTCAGCAGGGTGCAAACTACTAATGAGTCATGAGTGGCCCTATCATTTTGATGAAATTACACAAAGGTATACAGACGCATGGATTCAATTAGTTTACAGACCAAATTTGGCAAGCTTTCTATGGTGGAAACAAGCAGGCGGATTTAACATTACATACCCAAACTACGACTGGTACAAAGATGAAGAGACAATGATGAAACGTATTGAAGAACAAAATCATTTAATACTTGAATTTGGGCAAAAACATAAGCTTAAGTGGACTCAGCATGAAATTCATAGTGATATATTTCTAGCAACTTATAAGCCATGATTGAGTTACTATTAGGAACACTATACGGATTACTAGTTGGAATAGTACCTTCTGCAGGAGCAACTACAGGACTGGTAGTATTATACAGCTTTATGTATATTTTTCCAAATGAGTATTCTGCTATTATATTTATCATGGCAACTGTTGCAGCTTCTACAACAGCAGATACTTTTGCATCAGTATTACTAGGTATCCCAGGAGCTAATAGTGCCGCAGCCACGATTCAAGATGGTTACCCCCTAGCAAAACGTGGTAAAGCAGAATTAGCATTATCGGCTGCTATCACATCCTCAACAATCAATGGGTTGATATGGGGTTTAATAGTATTTCTTGCTTTAGAAAACTTAAGTTTTATTTATAACTATATAGGGAGTATTCAACTTTGGTTTATCACTTTGTTTGCTTTTGTATGTGTGGTGTTAGTATTAGGTAAAAAATGGTATCTTGGGGTTGCGGGTATCATTTTAGGAGTTATTTTTGCAGTAGTAGGAACAGATCCTATCACAAATGCTTCAAGACTCACCTTTGGTTGGCAGTATTTAGAAAGCGGTTTTCAATTAATGCCTCTTATTGCTGGAGTATTTGCAATACCCCAAATTATAGATGGATTGCTTGGGTGGTCTGCACCAGTACAGCATAGTCAAAAGTCATATAAGTTACTCGGAATCTACTCTGTGTGGAAACATTTAGGATTAAGTCTACGTGGAGGAGCTATTGGAGCAATAATTGGATTCTTACCCGGTCTTGGAGGTGCTGTATCAGACTGGATTTCATACGGTCATTCTGTTAACACTACTAAAAAACCAAAAATTCCGTTTGGAAAAGGGAATATCAGAGGAGTGATTGGTCCTGAAGGATCAAACAATGCTCAAAAAGCTACCTCTATGATAACTACCGTATTGTTCGGTATTCCGGGTGCTCCGTTTGCTGCTATCATAATGGGATTACTTATGTACCTTAATATAGAACTTGGTGATCCAAGTTTATTTTATGACTCTGCTATATTTAATTCAATGTTATTTGGGTTTTTAGGCGGTACTATTCTTGTAGCGATCATTATGTTTGTTTTATTAAAACCAATTTGTAAAATTACAAAAATTCCTATGAAATACTTTTTTCCAGCGCTTCTTGCTCTACTTATTTGGGCAAGCGTTCAATATACAGGAGGATGGGAAGATTATGTCATATTTTTATTCTTCTCTATAGCTGGTTATGTAATCCATGTGTTAAAAATTTCTAAACCAGCTTTATTACTAACTTTTATTTTATTTGAAAGGTTTGAACTACTATCAGTTCAATTATTAACGAGGTATATATTATGAAAACACATATTTACGCAATTGTTCTAAGTTGCTTGATCAGCTTCTGGACATCTTTTGCATTCGCAGACTATAAAATGATCATCCCACAAAAACCAGGGGGAGGTACTTCTCAATGGGCAACTATTATTGCTAAATACTTAGAACCTCATCTAGGTGAGAAAATCAAGTTGGTACATATTCCCGGAGCAAGGGACATTCCTGGATTTAACAAATTTCACAATGAACTACAATTTGATGAAAAAACAATCATGGTTTCACACGGTGGAAACGGAGTTTCATATCTAACAGAAAACGTAGATTATAACTATAAAGATTATGATCCTATTGGGGGTATGAATCTAACTATCATTATTGGTGAAAAGGATCTTGATAATAAAATTTATTTTGCAGGAGGTTCAGGAAATATTCCCGATGTTATGGGACTTACACTATATATGTGTGGTAATTTAAACTCGTTCAGTGCTTATGAAAAATGTTATAAAGATAATATTACTTTTGTAAAAGGCATGTCAGGAAGCGAACGCAGACTTGCCTTCAATAATGGAGAACTTAACATCACAAGAGAAAATCCAGCAGCATATAAGAAACATGCCAAAGCAGCAAATCTCTTGTTTACACACGGAGTTTTCGATTTAGAAACAGGTAAGGTTGGAGACGATAAAAACCATCCAGGTAAGTCTTTTGATAAAGTATTCACATTAAAATGGGGAGAAACTCCAAAAGGAGACTTTTATGATGCTTACCTATTAGTTAAAAACTATAGAGATATGCTACAAAAGGCTCTTTGGATGAGTAAAGATAATCAAAATACAGAGAAAGTTACTGAAGCTCTTATTAGTATGCTACAAGACCCAGAAGCAGTAAAAGCAATCAATAAAAAAGTTGGAGAGTATGACTGGTTTATTTCTAAAGAACTTCTTGATGCTGTAAATTATCTGGAAGAAAGAAAAAATCCAAAAACTAAAGCATACTTGATTAAGTGGCAAAGAAATGTACTAGGATACAACGCTGTTGATAAATAATGAAACCAACATTGAACATTTAAACAAGTTAATCGAAAAACACTCAGATAATTTTGTAATAATTTTTTTTACAGGAGGGATGGCTGGTTCTGCCTTATGTAGAATTCTCAACAGCCATCCTGAGTTTTATTATAAGCAAAAATATCTCAACCAAACAGAGTACAATGACCCTCTCAAATTCCCTGACTCAGTTGAAGGATTTTTTGTTCAGGATCATAGTTGGTTAGGATTCAAACAACAACATTTAGGTTGTGTTCATACTAGCTTTTATACTCCTTGGGAGAAAGAGAATAGTTTTGAGAATATACTTGAATACTTTAAAATAGTGAGCGAAAATCGTAGAATAGTTTTAAAAACACATGACTTTTCGTTGATACCTAGATTTAAACAAGTAAAACGGATTGTACTAGAAGGTGATCCGCTAGACAGAGGTTTTTATAAGAAATACGAAGTAGAAGATTACTCTAAAGAAAATGTTTTAAGGTTTAAAATACAAAACCTAATGTCTTCAGATTATGATACTTTTTTAGAAACATATATACAACTAGTTCAAGAATTAAATTTAACTCCTAAAGTTAATTCAGTAAGATCGTTTATATTAATGTGGTTGGAAAGACAAGAAAGATTTAAAAGAACTCTTTCTTAATGCTTAATTTTCCGATATTATCTTTATATGAATTATAAAGAACTCAAACAACTTATCCAAAAGCATAATCAAGCTTATTATGATAACTCTGCGTCAATGATCACAGATGCAGAGTATGATCAGTTATACGATAAACTTGAGAATATGGAAAAAGCCCAAGGCTGGCGAGATCATGACTCTCCTACTAAACACGTAGGAGGTGCTGCAGGCAAAGTTACTCATCCATATAAACTATACTCTCTCCGTAAGATATATGAAGGAGAAGAAGAATTAGAATCTTGGATGAATGTCAAACTCCCTAAAATTGATGGTACTAACCTTACTCTTATTTATCGTAGAGGTAAATTAAAGATGGGATTGACTCGCGGTAATGGTGAACAAGGAACAGATGTTACACATCTTGTAGGAATGTTAAAATGTGCGCCAACAAGAATTGATCTTGATTATGATGAAGTAGTAGTTAATGGTGAGTGTGTAACAGATAATAATGTTGAAAACTTTAGAAACTATGTATCTGGGGCTCTGGGTCTTGACAGCCCATCAGAGTTTGCTCAACGTAATATAAAATTTATTGCTCATGATTGGCTAGGCATCAATATGGATTAT